GCGATATCTTAGATGATTTTAAGAGTGCTACTTGTGGTGACAGAAGTAAACTATTAAATTATTTTATAGATAAAAGACTGAAAAGTCTAACTGAACAAATTGGAGAATTTTAAAATGGCAAATGGTAATTATACATTATTGTTTTCAGAAGTGCTTGATAAAGTACATAAAGCAAAAACAAAATCAGAAAAGGTAGCAATACTCATAGTGAATGATAACAGTTCATTAAGAATGTTATTGAAAGCATCTTTTGACCCTACTAAAGAATGGGTGATACCAACAGGTGAAGTACCGTACAAAAAAAATGATGCACCTATGGGAACAGAACATACTGTTCTTCAAAGTGAAGCAAGAAAGTTATGGCACTTTATTAAAGGTGCAGACAATGATACAACCCAACATCAAAAAGAAAACATGTTTATTCAAATGTGTGAAGGTCTTCATGAAAGTGAAGCACAATTATTGTGTGATGCAAAAGATAAAAAATTACATCAAGTATATAAAGGTTTATCGAAAGATGTAGTAAGAGAGGCTTTTAAATGGGATGAAAATTTCATGCAAGTAGAAGCACCAAAATATCCACAAGCACCTGGCAGTGCATCTGGTGTATAAAGTTCTTGACAAGTCTTGTAAGACCTGTCATAATAGCTGGAAAGATGAGGATAGATTATAAGTTCCCGTTCATATCGACCCACTCTCTCTCGACCTCATCATAGGGTCGGTATGAACACCAGAGGTTATGTATTATGAGTAGAGCAATCAAAAAGATACCCTACAAATTTGTTCATGTATATTGGATTGATATCACATCAGATTCATCATGGCAAAGTATAGAAGATGTAAAAGAAAGTAAATTACCTAGATGTTTAAGCACAGGTTTTTTAGTTAGTGAAGATGATGATGATATTGTTAGAATCGTTTCAGATTTTAATTTTAAAGAAGATGGCAGCATTGATGACTGCGGTAATTCTACAATCATACCAAAATGTGTTGTTCAAGAAATTAAAGAAGTCAAATGAATTTTTACATCCCAGAAATTATTGTATATATGATTGGTGTAATATCAATCGTAATAGTATTAATTGATTTATCAAAAATAGAAAAAAAGAGAGAGCAAGAAGAAAAGAATTATAGTGATGTTTGAACATGTAATCAGAAACCCTTTTGATATGAAGCCAGTTTTCAATCCTTGTGAAAACCCTAAGTTCAATGCAAATAAAACTGACCTAGAAATACAAAACCAAAAACTAATTGAGTTAAATAATCTAGGTGACAATATTTGGTTTGAAACAGAGATTGCACAAAAAGAAAAACTAGTTGAAAAGACAGCAGCAAAATTAGGACTTTTTAATGAACATGATAATTATCAATTATTTACTGAATGTGATGATGTAAAACAATTAGGTATGGTAATTGAAGATGATGTGGTTATTATGCATAATGGTAAATTAGAAGCATGTTTCGTAGCCTTTCCGTCATCATGGAATGCTGGTGAAAAGGTTGGTAAAAGTTTAGAAGAATTACATGAACCAATTGCAGATAATGAAGCATTACTTCGTGCATCTAATGGCATCATGAGAGCCATGACAAGTGGACAATCTTATCATAGATACACTTGGGGTATATCATCATTAAATGGATATAGTAATCATCCATTATATGAGAAACCAGAGTTTGATTCATTAGATGATTTGACATTCAGAGTAGAACATGAAAGGACTGCGACAGTCACAGAGGGCACCACAGCAGTCTTTCTAATACATGTTGATACATATCCATTAAAAGAGGTATTAAAGACTGATTTTGGACTGATTAAGGGGGCTATTGACAGTATGACAGATAGTGTATTAGAGTATAAAAATCTATTTAAAGTAAAGGAGTTGATGAATGAATATCTTTTATCTACATGAAGACCCAATACAAAACATCAAGTGGCATGTTGATAAACATGTTGTAAAGATGGCAACAGAATATGCACAATTACTATCTACGGCACATAGATTCCTAGATGGTGAATTGTATGAAGATAGAACAAAAAATAATCACAGAATCAAAAGGTGGAAACTACCTGATGAAAGGGAAAGTATACTTTATAAAGCAAGTCATGTGAATCATCCTTGTAATGTGTGGGTGCGTGAAAGTAAATCAAATTATCGTTTGATGTACCAGATTTACATGGCTTGTCTAGCAGAGTATACATATAGATATGGAAAAATACATGGTGCATCGAAACCATCTATTAGTCTACTTAGGACACCAAACAATATTAAAGACATTGGATTAACAGAGTTACCTCAAGCAATGCCTGATTATTGTAAGGTGGTAGGCAATCCTATTCAGGCATATAAAAATTATTATATAAATGAAAAAAATGGATTTGCTAATTGGAAAAATAGAACGAGGCCAGAATGGTATGGAAATATTTAATAGTAAAGACTTAACAGAAGATGTTGAGTATTTGAAAATGACAGTTAAAAATTTAGAAAAAACAATTTTTGATTTAGAAAAGAAAATTGTATCACTAGAATATTCATGTGATACAAACAGTAATGAAATAGAAGCACTAAATGCTACTGTAGATGATATGGAACCTGATATATCAGAAGTAGAATTTCCAAAGGAAAGATAATGCCAACATATACATTTAAAAACAAAGACACAGGTGAAGTGTTCGATAAAGTAATGAAGATTGCTGAGAAAGAACCTTATCTAAAAGATAATCCAAATCTATCACCTGTACTAACAGCACCTAATTTTGTAGGTGACCATATTGTTAAAAAAATGGATGGCGGTATGAAAGAAACTTTACAGAAAATTGCAGACAAGAATCCAAATACACCTCTTTCAGACAGATTTTCTAGAAGGTCTTCAAAGGATATACAGAAAGAAAAAGTGGTTAACAAGTATAATTTAAAAGACACCATAGTATAAATAGTGTTGTGATATAACCAATTTAATAGATTATACACAGGGGATTAACTTATGGATTAGTTAATCCCTACTTTTATAGGTATATAGATATGGCTAAACCAGAAGTGAATGATATGATTGAACACTCTGAACCTACATTTGATAGAGTGGTCACGGGTAAGGTAACTGAATTACTAGATTCACAATTCATTTATGAGGTTCATAAAGTTGTAGAAAAAGGTAGAGAAAAAATACCTGCTGATAAAACAAGCACAAGAATGTGTATGTTTGATGAAATATGGAGTAAGATTTAATGTCTAAAAAGAAAGAGATACATTCTGGTGATTTAGTAAAAATTGAACCAATCACAGATAATCAAAAATTAGTATTTGAAGGTCACAAAAAAGGGAAGAATGGTTTCTTCTTTGGATGTGCTGGAACAGGAAAAACATTTGTGTCATTATACTTGGCACTACAAGATGTTCTTAAACATGGAACATCATTTGATAGAGTTGTAATAGTTCGTTCACTCATACCGACAAGAGAAATAGGATTCTTGCCAGGTGATGAAGAAGACAAGGCAGCATTGTATCAAGTGCCATATGCAAACATGGTACAGTTCATGTTCAAACAACCTAATGAAGATGCATTCAGAGGATTGTATGATGCACTTAAAAGACAAGGAAGTCTACATTTTGTTTCTACTTCATTTTTGAGAGGTTTAACTTTTGATAACTCAATCATTATAGTTGATGAATGTCAAAACTTAAACTTTCATGAATTAGATACTATCATCACAAGAGTTGGACAAGATTCAAAAATAGTTTTTTGTGGTGATTTTAGTCAAACAGATTTAACTAAAACAAATGAAAGAAATGGACTACATGACTTTTTAAGAATACTAGAAAACATGAATGAGTTTAATTGTGTAGAATTTGAGATACCAGATATTGTAAGGTCAGGTTTTGTAAGAAATTATTTAATTGAAAAAACTAAACTTGGTATAGGTGTGGACTTGTAAAATGAAAATTAGTTTAGAGGGATTGGCCCTCATTAAAAGATTTGAAGGTTGTAGATTAGAAGCGTACAAATGTTCTGCAAATGTATTGACTATAGGTTATGGACATACTGGTGGAGTAAAAGAAACTGATACTATAACACAAGAAGAAGCTGATGAATTATTAGAAAAGGATGTTTTAAAATTTGAAGAATATGTAGAAGACAATGTAATCGTTGAATTAGACCAAAGTCAGTTTGACGCATTAGTTGCATGGACATTTAATTTAGGCCCTGGTAATCTAAGAGAATCAACA